AAATTCATGTATCGCTTTAGCGGAATTCGCTGGTCTTGCGGTTAAAACAAATATGTCTTTGTTTGTGTACTTGCCTTCCTTTTTTTGTGCTTCGCTAAACAATGGCCCTAGCTCACCTTTCATTACTTTACTAAACTCGCTAAAGTCAAACTCAGCGCCTTGGTCCAGCATTGTTTCTGATCTAGCGGCAAATTGAGCAGCGGTTAGCTTACCCTTTGTACCATCAGGCATAACGTATAGCACATTACTTTTCGTGCGGGCCAGCGTGTCGTCAAAGTCAAATACGCTAATACCCTTAGGCGTTTGAGAGTATTTAATGCTCGCTGTGTTATCTATAGCAGTCTGCTTCGTTATAGACAATTTGGTGTTAAGTATTTTGTCTATAGTAGCAATAGCGGATTCTTCATTAAACATATTAGAAGAACTTTTATCACCTAATGCGTTGGCACTTATGTTCGTAACTTGTAGCTCAGCTACCATGTTTAGGGTAACAAATTTACCCTCTCCGGAATAATTTGATCTAGCTTTGATCCTAACCTCTGCGTCTCCCTTTAATTCTGGTAACCCCGTTCCCAAGTAATCGGGCCCCATAACAAAATTGCCTAGGTCAGCAAAAGTTATGTAATTTACGTCTTTAGAATTATACAACGTTGAGGCAATATCAAGCCCCCCTTCGACAACAAACTTTTGTTCAGCTCCAAGAAGCAAAGGCTGTATTATCTCATGATAATACCAAGAAGGCATTTTATATCCTAAATTTTCTCCTTCGTCTTTTATTATACGATCTTTAGGATCTAGTTTTTTAGTATTACCATTCTTGTCTACGTACGTGTTAGTTTCAAATGATTTTTTTATTATATCTACAATTTTTTTTAATTCTTTATTTTCTTTTATTTTTTCAACCAGTGTGTTTCCAAAATCAGATGGGACTGCGCTTCTGCCCACGTATGTTTTAGCAGTATCAAACCATTTAGATATATAAACAGTGGCTATTCTAGCGGTTTTCCCCCCTTTTATTTCCCAGTTTACGTTTTCCCCGTCTACCTGAAAGGCTAAGTCCGGCTTAAAAGAATCTTTTTGTACTCCTTTTTGTATTATAGAAAGTCCAGGCATTGCTCCTGCCAACTTATTAATTAAGTCCACAACAATTTTTTCTTTGCTTTGCCAATCCTTTTTTATATACTTACTTATTGCAAGATTGATAGGCGTAACAAGGTTTTCGTTAGCCCACACTTTTTCTTCTTGGTTTAATTTGCTAAGAAAATCGGATTGAAAATTTTTACGGGCTGTTGCGGTTCCAAAACCAGTAGACCCACGGAATTGTATAGCTAGCTCCCGTCCTCTTTGTGGCGTGACCCCTTTAGAAAACTTAATGTTTCCCCTGTCAATATCTCTTTCTATTTTTTCTATAAAGTTTTCAGCAATCACCGCTTCTTGTCTTTCTTGATTGTTTTCAAACGCTTCACTTATATCACTAGCGGGATCTGCTAAATCAGCAGAAAATATTTCAAATGAAATTTCTTCACCCATAGCCTTGGCCAACGCTTCTTTTCTACCTCTTATAGGGTTACCAGTTTCGTCTAGAAATTGAGCTAAATAGGTGTCGTTATCAATAATTTCGTCTACATTTTTGTAATTAACTATGTTTGGATGTCTCCTTACAAGCAAAGCTCCTGACGTTCTACCCGCATCATCGGTGCTTGTTTTCTCCCTAGCTATTTCTTTGCCGACCCAAGCCGGATAAGAAACCCACTTACCATTTTCTTTAAGTTGCTTTTGTATCGCTTGCGGTATTCCGCCTTGACCATCTTTACCCATTAACCAGGTCGTGGTCATGTTTTGTAACGTTGCCTTTTTAGTCCTAAGTAAAAACTTTTTAAGCTTGCCATCTTTCTTGCCACCCATAGCTGTTTTAAGATCTATATCGGCTTGCTTACCCATTTCAAATTGTATCTCAGCTATAAGGGGAGTTACTGTGCGGTTATTAGATATAGGAGCGTCTAGACGGGTTTTTAAAGTACGTAAGGTTGATTTTAACTTAGCTCGTATCGCGTCAATAACTTCACCTCCTACAACACCTGCCTCTATAAGCTTTCTGTACTTAGGCTTTTCTTTTACTTCATTCGAACTATCCTCTGCTATAATACCTTTGGCTGCTGTTACGTCTTCCGTGAAGGTGTTTTCAGTCACTCTACCAGTCTTTAACGCACCTCTCATTCTATTACCTAGCTGAGCCATTGTATAGCCGAATAAGGAGTCGTTTTTAGCTGGGTCAAACTTCTTTATATAAGGTATAAGACTAGCTATAGTTTCACTAACCATGTTGTCCATTTCAAACCCTGGAAGATTTGTAAGATTAACTATGTTGTTACCTGCTGTTTTAAATGCCTTTACTTTAGAACGGATCATGCCCGCTAAAACTTCATATATAGCCCCCTCATTAGGGTTAAAGCCATCTGGATTGTTACCTATGGCGTCTAGTTTCTTTTTAGACTTTGCAGTAACATCACTTAGGCTTTGCTCATCTTTTTTAGATGCTTGCGGCGCATCAATATCAAGTTCTTTTTTAGCTTTAGGTTTAGGCTTCGGCTTGGCTGCCGCTGTTTTAGGAGGATTTTCAATGTTTTCTAATTCCTCTTCTAGCTTATCTATTTTTCTGTCATGAGTGTCCTGATCTATAAAGCCCTGCATTAGATCATCGCTTATCTCATCGATTTCTGCGTCAATAGCCTCCATTCTGTTTTCCTCCGCCTCAGTAAGCTTTCTTGACCTAGATAGTTTATCTCTGGTCCCGTCCGTAACATCTGCATTAGCTTCAAAAGAAATTGCCGCGGGCTTTGGTTTTTTATTGTATTTTTGTCCAAAGTGAGCTGCTTTATTAAAATCTCTTACGAAAAAGTATGCTTCTTTGCCGGTTTTAAAGTATTCGGTATCCTTGCCATTGGCTCCTGATAAAAATGCATTTACAAAAGCTTTTATTCTTATGAGCAAAGGCGGGGTAGGTTTAAAGCCGTCAGCAAAAATGTCAGACATAGCGTTCATTGCTTCTTCATAATAATTTTCTGATCCTTCGTAACTTTCGTCTAGCCTAAATTTAATTTTAGCGTATAGATTTTTGTCTGTTTTTTGTATAAAATCTAAAAGATCTTTTCCTGCTTTATCCACCGCAGCCTGCACATCAGTGCTGTTATTGTAATTTTCTAATGCATACTTATGTAAAACCTCATGGGCGTAAATGCCCGAGCGACCGTTTTCAGCTGCTTTATTTATATCTATTATAATCTTATTAGTGCCGCTTACCGCCATACCCTCAACAACACCGCTTTCTATAGCTTGTCTTAGGGTTTGAGTACCTCCTTTTTCAGCGGGTTGGTCTAGCCTGTCCCCTTCCCCTATTTTTTCAAAAGCAGCAATAATATCTTCTTTAGATTCAACAGTTATTATGTCTACGTCTAACCCCATTTCTTCTGCAAAAGCAATCGCGTTTGCTTTACCCGCTTCTATTTTAGCGCGGAATTCAGCGGTTTGAAATTTTTGAGCAGCTAACGCTTTTACATCGGCATCTGTAAACTTTTTATCTAAGGCTTTTAGTTCAGCCCTAGCTTCATCATAACCTTTTTGCTTATCCTTACTGTTTAATTCTGCATATTTCTGAGCAATTTGCTCTAGTGATGAGCCAACTAACATCTGAGTCCTGTATGCGTTGTAACCTTGGGTAAGATCAAAAGATAGCTTGTTTTTGGCAGCTCTTCCTTTTAATTGAGGTCCTAACAGAGTTTCTCTTTGCTTATCCAGCTTATCAAAATCGGATTTTAATTGATCTTTATATGCTGTAAGTTTCGATGCGCTTAATCCCTGGTAAGCAGCTTGCGTTAATTTCTTAGATATAAGCCTTTTTTTTCTATTTATCTCCCCTAATTCAAGAATTTGTTCTGTAGACAATCCTCCTTTAAAAGCATCCAGTATATCTTGCTCTATCTCAACGCCTTCTTTTACAAGTTTATCTATTTCTTTCTGCACGTTAGCAGGCAATTCTAAATTAAGTTCACTTAGGTTGTTTATATTTTGAATATCAACACCCGTTAATTTAGATATTTTATTAACTATATCTCGCATTGCGGCCTGCTGCTTTTGAGTAGCTACTTCTGACTGCAAACCAGCCGCCACTGCTTTGATAGAATTCAAAGATGTCATACCTCCACCCATGAAACCTCCTTGTGCAAATGACTCTAGTCCACCTTTAAATAAGCCCTCGCGATCTGTAATGGCGTCAAAAAAGTTCTTATCTTCATCCATTAAGTATATTTCACCAAAGTTTTGCACAATAGTGGTGGCTAATTCCGAGCCGCCTTCTCTAAATGAGCCTTTAACAAGCCCTTTGCTCCCGGTGTATATACCTTGGAGAAGAGTCTCGGTCGGCAATTGCTTTACGCCTTTGCCTAGGTTCTTAAGGATAGTCATTGTGCCTACTCTTTCAAAAAACACTTCAGCCGCCCCTGTCAAAGCAGCGTTGGTCAATACCCTCCAGTCAGCGATATTAAGCGCTTTAGAGTCCTTATCCATTTCCGATTGCCTAATAGCTATTTCCAGGGGGTCTGCATCAGGATTACTGTCTAGCCATTTTTTATTAAGTAACATTCTGCTAGCGGCTTCCTTTTTAGTTATTGCGCTGCCCTCTAGTACTCCCCCTGCTCCACTTGCAAAAAACAGCGGTAAAGCTAAAGGCCCCGTTGCGGCCATAGATAAAGAAGGCGCTAAGTTGATTGTGGAATTCATTAGCCAGCTTCCTACGTCTGTTGCATTTCTTATTTCGTCAACGTCTATAGCGGTTTGATTATTAGCTGTTTTTGCGGCTAGACTCTGAGATAACGAAGTGGAACCTATTTCTGCGTCTAGTTGTTCGTTTATTTCCGTTAGTGAGACGTAGTCCACGCCTGGTAAAATAGCATACTGATTTTGCCCTACGTAACTAGATAAAGTCAGTGCTGCAAAACTAATGGTCTGCCCTAAAGAACTAAACCCTAAATTCAGCTGAGTCATTCTATTGTAGTTCTTTTTAAGGTCAGCTATAGCTAATGGAATGGTCTCTGCCCTGTCTAGCAAACCTATCTTTTCAGCTTTGTCTTGCATTGATTGTACTCTACCCTGTTTGTCTAATAATTCAAGCTGCTGATTTTGTAAGCTAACATATTCTTCTTGCGTAGGATTAGCTTTGTATTTTTCAATAGCAATATCAAACGTGTCTACGTCATTTGTAAAATTATTTATAGTTGTGCTAAGATTAGCTATTGCTCTGCTTTCGTCAAACGCTAAAGCTGTATAATCTAGCCTTTCTTCTGGGGTAAGATTAGAAATATATTGTCCAGACTTTTTATTTACTTCTTTTTGTTTTCGGTTTATATTCCAGGCTGCAAGTGTAGAATCATCTACTTCCGGTATTACGCCACCCGCTTTCCAGATTTTATACTTTTCAAACTCTTTTTTATTAGCGAAGTCATTTATTGTAGCAGGAGTTACGCCATAGTTAGCATCAAATGTATTGATCTCTATACCCTCGAACTTGTCTACAAGATCTTCCATGTACCCGCTTTTTTGTTTGTCTTCAGATAGATCCTCTGCTTTAGTAGCTTCTACATAGTCGTTAGCAAACCCTACTCCTACATTTTCTCTAGCCTTTTTGATGTAATTAAGGTCCGCATTTTGGAATATAAAATTATTAAGTTTTTGTATATTTAATTTTAATTGCTCATCTGTAACATCCTCGCCTACTGCAGCTATATTATCGCCGCCAAAAAACTCATCAAAGTCCATGCCCCTAAGGGGTATTTTTCTAGCTGCTCTAGCTCTTGTAAATGGGTTTGGGCTTAAAAGTAAATCATCAAGGCCTAAGTCCTCTTCCGCTCCTTTTGTTAATTGGATAGCATCAAGATCATTATAAGTGCTAGTGGCATCTACCGTTAAGCCAACAGAGGCTAAACGATCATACATTTTAGCAACTAATTCGTCTTCAGTTAGCCCTTTTGATTCTTCAAAGGTAAAATAATATGGTGTAAAAGGCTCCTCAGCTACTTTTTGTTCTTCTAGTGCCTGCGTATAATCTTTAGTGTCTTCAATTACTTCTTCAACTGGCTTTGGCGTTTCGGGAACAACACGGAAGTTTTGTTTTACGCGGGTATTGTCTTGGGCTCTCCGCCCAGCCCTTGGATCAATACTGGTTTTTCCTGTATACCTACTTGCCCTATTTGATGACGACTCCGAAGAAGTATCTTCCAATACGTAATCCCCACTCGATGCTGATTCTACTTGGGGAGTTACAGACGCATCGGTCTCCGCATCTCCGTTCTGAAAATTTTCAGTAGGGGGTGTTTCGCTAATAAGCTCAGCATTTGGGTATTTTTTTATAAGATACGGTACTAATAACTCATCTACTTCCTTTGTTACAAAGTTACCGTCTATATTTATTTTATATTTATATTTTGGCATATTATATTTTTATTTAATTACGCGTTTTCTAAAAAGTAATCGGAATATCTATTATATTCTGCTTCGTTCTTTACAGGAAACAAAGTGCCGTCTTTTCTTTTAATATAGTATATCCCATTAATAATGCCGCCTAAAGTGTCAGGCTTGCTTTTGTTTGGGCTATTATCCTTGCTTTGCTTTTCGTTATAACCTTTGTTTGATACCTCAACCCTGGCTTCAACTAGCCTGTTTATTAAATCTTCTTTAATGCTATTAATTTCATCAAGAGAGTTTTCGCTCTCATCCCATCTTGTTGCTAAATCTTGTGTAGTCACAATAGAATCAAAATCATATACCATAGACATCAAAGCATCGCGACTTTCAAAGTCTTCCTCAAGTTGTTGTCTATACAGTTTTTGGGAAGTGCCACTCATTCTTGCTTTAGCTTTGTAAGCCGATTCATTACCCGTTAATAATTTATTACTTAGCACATAGTCTTTCATAATAGCTGGTCTACGGGTGTTGTAGTCAACCATGCGGCCATCTATATCAAATCCTATGTTACCACCTGCTTGAATGCTAAAAGGTGAATCTGTGGGCTTGTCATTTACCCCGTCTCCGTCCTCGTCAATAAAGCCATACATGACCATTGATTCTTTTGTGTTTTGAGTAGGATTTCCTCTGGATATTGTCCCATCTAACATGTCTTTTGCAAATGTCGCCTTGCCTTCTTTGTAAGATTTTATCTGTGCAGCTAGATTCGTAAAGCTATTATTAACTCCATTCATTACGTCGACTTGAGCCATGTACTCCTGGGAAGTAGTATCTGTCATGCCAGCTAATTGTTTAGCGGCACTCGCGTATTTTCCCCGCTCCCCTACTAAGAAATTACGCATAGAGGAAGTTTCTTTGGCGGAAAACGAAGTAAAGTCCATATCGGTTTTCATTCTCCCCATCAAAGTGTTTACCTTGCTTTCGTATTCTTTGTTTTTTAAAGCAGTTTTTGAGGGCCCTAACAATCCTCTTGCTGTAACGCCAGAGCGCGCAAGCCCTTTAGTTATTTCTGCTCCTGCATTTACAAACTTTTTAGCTGCTTTACCTGCCCCTAGTATTAATTGATTATTTGCCATAGTTTATTTTATTAAGCACCTAGTATGCCTCCTAACGGAGTATCTGTTACACTCGGCAGCCCGCTAACTATCCCAGCTGCACCGCCTATCGCGCTACCAACACCTCCTACTATAGCTGCGGTTGCCGCGTCTCTTGCTTCATTTGCAGCGCCTAGCCTTTGCTGAGACATACCAAGCATTGTGTCCACCTTATCTTTTTCTGCCGCCCTAGAAGCGTATTCCCCTTGTATTTCTTGTTGTTGCAGCTGTCCAGCCATTTGCCTTTCTGCTTTTTGATTGCCAGCTTCTTGTCTACCTATATCTGCAGATGCTGCCTGGGCCGCATTGCTTTGTGCCCCTGCCATTGATTGAGCTAAAGCCGCAATACCGGATCCTCCAGCTGCTCCTGATAAATTATCCATTGTGTTAGCAAACCCGCCAGCTTGTTGCTGAGCTTGAAATTCGGCTGCTTGAGTATTGACCGTAAGGTCTTCCATGGTGTTTTCCATGTTTTTGTTAAGGTTAGAGGTATCCGCCCCTTCCATTCTTGCTTTATTTCTGTTAAACTCTGCTTGCGCGGCCTTTTGTTCTGCTTTTCTGCCTTTACTGCCAATTATACCGGAAGCAATTCCAGTAAGTCCTGACACAACGCCTCCTATGGCTCCTATCATATCTTTGTATTTTATTATTATACTTTTATTATTACGTGTTATTTGCTGCTTTCAAATATCTCAGATCCTACTAAGAATAGTTCAGCATAGTCTGTTGAATCATTTTTAAACTGGGCTTCAGCATAATAGCCTTTTAGTCCGCTAGTGTTCACCAATGCTGTTTTGCTAAATAGTATGAAACTGCTTAGAGTTAACTCTGTGTTAACTGTACCTACTAGTAAAGGTTCTACGTCCACGGTTATTTTATTCAGAGATCTAAGGATTCCTTCTATAATGCCTAGCCGTATTAAGTTTGTTCCGTTTGGATCATTAGTGTAGTAAGCGGTATCGCCAACTTGAACGGAATCGTTTAATGGGAATGGGAATTGTAAAGTTATTGTTGACATAATTATTGATTTTGGTTATTGATCGCCCGCTAAACAAATTGTACAAGTAGAAAACGTGCTTACCTGATTTTGGAATCCTTCGTCTATATAGTATGTAGGCGTTTCCCCACTTGCAAAAGAATTTAGTGTAACACAAAGTTTTGCGCCTGTAGCCGTATCTTTTATTTGCACTATATCATTAGAAGCATACGGCACATTAACTAAATCGCCCAGCTGACTTTGGCCTGTACCACCAGACCACCCTTGAGCGTCATTAACATAATACTGAGTTCCGCTATTACACAAGGTAGCAAGCCACGCACCGCCATTAGAAACATGGGGGTCTAAATCTAAAACGCTGGAGCTATTAGAAGTACCCGCAGCATTTACATTAACTACAAGATCAGCTGTTATAAGAGTAGGTACAGTTGAATTATCAACAGTAAAATTAAAGCTAGTAATAGTAAAGTTCCAATTGATTGGCCCTGAAACTCCTTGATTTGTCCAGTTTGATATTACAGGAATAGAATCAATTGTAAGTATGCTAGTCGAGCTGCCTGTAACTGTAACATTAAAAGGACTTGGTTGACTAGACCCAGCCAAAAGCGTAATAGTAGAAGCGGCATCTGGGGTTATATTAGAATTTGTACTTGTAAAAGCAAAGCTTAAAGTTGAATTAACATATTGATATAATGTAAACACGGAAGGTTGACCAGTAGAGCAGGGAACATACGGGGCAACTGTACAAAAAGTACTTGCTAGATCACCTGTCAAAGTAACTGTGTATGTTGTGTTAACAGTAACTGCTGGAAATGTTACCGGAAAAGAAAAAGTTCCAGTGCTGTCTATAGTGCCGGAAACATTTACTGGAGAAAATAAGCCAGAGGAAATCATATTAAACGCCCAGTTAGCTCCCTCTACCCCGTTTACAGTAAAGTTTGTAGTTTGCCCATTAGTCCCTACAGCTTCCCCTGTTATAAAAGAATAAGATGTTATTTTTACCGGGGGATTGTATATTTGAACGGCATTAGCAGTTAAGCATATTTTATCACCGGTAACATCGTTCAATGGAAAAGTATATGTTACGTTAAATAACACACCTATTATATTACCAGAGGCATCGTAGCTCTTTACATCAGTAATAGTATAATTGCTGGGGTTACCTATAACAACAGCCAAAGTTGGAGCTGTTGGGTAATAGTACGTAGTCTCTGCGGTAACTTGATACGAGGCCACCACTGTGCTAGTGCTGCCAATAGTGCCGCATGCACTATAAGGAACATCCGCTGCGCCGGCTAAAGGTAATTTAGTGTCGCTTACATCACACTGAGATACCACACCCGCAACACATATCTGTCTTTCTATAGCAATCCCCTGAATACAAAGTTCTATAAGCACATTTGCGCTAGGCATTATACTTGGCGCAATGTAAGTTATAACGCAATCTATATTAGCTCCATTTTGAGTGAAAACAACACTATTAACATAGGTAGGTAAAGGCGTTATTGGTGAAAAATTAGCCGCAGTTACAGTATACCCTGTATTAGGTGTTATTAGCAAAGAGACAGATGGGTGCGCTATTGTCCAGTCAACACCCGCTGTTTCGCTAAAGCTTACTACGCTTACTGTGAAGTTATTAAATGCCATAATGTTTGTTTAAATAATTTTTAATGAGATAGCCTGAACAACACTGCCGAGGTCTCCACAAAATGCTCTTACACTAAATGCCCCTAAATTTCCTGTGGCTCCAGTAGCAGGATTATAAGTAAAAGCGCCGGTGCTTAAGTTTAGGTTTAATGAAGATGGATTAGGCAGCCCGTTACTTTCCAGCGTGAAATACACGGCAGATGCACATGTGTTTGAGTACAAAGCTATAGTTTCGTTAAATTGCGTATTTATAGGGCCGGTGAAGGTTTGCTTTACTAAACCGGGAGCCTCTGTAGCTGTTGAGCAATCTGGATCCGCTTGGTTTCTTACTGTAAACACTGTCTGCGGAGGAACTACTATAACGGAAGGATTACCTATACCCTGCACATTGAATTCCTTGGTATCTACATTTGTATTACAAGAGGTTACGTAAAAAGTATCCATACCTCTTATATAATTAAATTTCTTACCCTCTTTATCTAAAAATTCTTTTATTTGGCCTTCCTGCAGATCTGTTACTATAGAACTAACATACCACCCTTTTGTTTCCGTGGAAATATTAGGCGTTAAACCTTCGGCCTCTATCTGGGCTAATGTATAAAGTCTTTCGCTGCCGGTTAGTTTATATAAAAATTCTTTAGCATCAGTGCCGCTATAGTTTAAAGTTTTATAGCCCTTTACCACTGCTGGATTTTCATTAAGAATGGTGTTAAAAGAACTTTCATAATATGGGCCTACCAAAGCCGTATCGGGCCCTACACCGTAAAAAGTATTATACGCGGCATTTAATCCATGCTCCCATATTCTACCACTTTTAAATGTGTAGTATGTATTGTTAAGGTAAGCACCCGCTTCCGGCATATAAACTTTTCTAGAAGTAAAGCCATTAACTCGCTCTTTAAAAGAAATTGTTGTAGTAGTTGTGGGTAATGTGTTTACAAACTGACTGCAAGCAGGGTCTCTATTCAGTCTATCGAATTCGCCGGCCCCTAATGTTTGTTGCCAGTAAGGAGTCAAAGCCTCCAGCGTTATGTTGTAGTTTCTTTTTCCAACATCCCACGTCCCTATTATTTTATTATTAACCGATAAATTGTCTGAAAAAAACGAGTGCATGCCGTAGTCTGATAAATCGGTAAGTCCGTCCCCAGAAAGCCTAAGCACCGCTCCTTTATTTGCGTCGGTATAATACATTCTAAAGCCAAATTCAGCAAATGATTCGGGGTTAGTGGCTATGCCAAATTCCCCTTGGAATGTTACTGTTTGCCCCAACACTGCGGAATTAGAAGTTAAGTTAGTGCTGCCGTCAGCATTAAACAAAATATCTTTTTTAGCCATGATTTTCATTGACTTGTTCTCGCACAAGGTGATTAAATCTGTATCTCTTGTATGCAGTTTTTGTATACTACCATACTCCGGATTTACATCTTTGGTAATGCTTTCCGCTTGTATAAATTGATTAAGATTATTTGTGCTCGATGCGGAATTAAATATTTGAGAAAATATAAGCCCAGTTGCTCTTCTTTCTTCCTCGTATGGTTCATCTAATGTAGCGGATGCTTTCACTCCATCTCCTATTACAGGCTGGTTAAAATCATCTCTAATGCGATCTGACTCAACCCCGTTCCCGAACGAGTAACAATTAAACCAACTTAGTTCTTGCAGTTGACCAAATCTACTTATAGGATAAAGGTCTGGGGTTTCAAAGTATATATCTAACTCAGCCGCTTCTTTAGGCTCTGTTTCAAATACAGCGGGAGTATTACTAGAAAAAGTATTATCATTTGGGTCTTGAGCTAAAAACTCTATACCTACATAAGACAAATTATTCATTCCATCATTACCTATGGGGCCTATAAAGTTAACTAAGTTACTGGTAGGATCCCAAACAAGAGTATTGGAGCCTCCTTCTAGCTGCTCATATTCCAGCGTCCATCTAGCATATTGATTTGATAGCTCCCCCCAATCATCACCCCAGCAAACCCAACACCCGTTTTGGGAACAATCATACAATGTACCTAACGCCAAAGTCGAGTTTTTTACAACATATACAGTTCCGGTAGGATCAAATATACCGTTATTATTAAATTCTACAAACCTAAACATAGCGCCATCTGTATTTAGTTGCTCCAGTAATCGGGGATTTCTTTCTACTATACCCGCTGCATGGCCATTGGTTGTGTTAGTTCTAGCTGCTCCATATCCAGTGGCATCGGATATAACAATTTTACCCGCAACAGTTGTCCCTAGTCCCCGCGCTTCGCAAGTTGAGTTTCGGTCAATAAATATACGCCCCTTGTTGCCTAGTATATCGCTTTCCCACTCATCACCATAAAAATCTTTATTGAAATGGCTGCCGTTATTCATCAACCATAAAGGGGCTATAGCTTTTCTAATAAATGTATTTCTATTATTTCTGGCTGCCTGTATTTTTTGCCTTAATATATTATCTGAGTTTACTTTAACAAAAAACCTTCCTGTAAATTCAGCTTTTTTAACGTCAGTTAAATCATATAGCGTTAATCCCGTACCCTCTGGAACATTAGACCCATTGTCAGTAGTAGCGAAATCTACGTCTGGGCCAAACGCGGGCGAAACTACTATTCTAACGAAAACTTGAGTTTGATCTATAGAAAAAGTAGATATTTTGTAATAATCGCTTACCTGGCCGGCGGTGCCTGTTATTCTTAATTGTAAGCCGGATTCAGTACGGGTTTCTGCCCCAAAAGCTGCATCAAAAATACTTTTTGGAATTTGCAATTCGTTCCCGCCTTCAGTAGGGGTAGCCCCTTGTCCACCACCAAAATTTGTTATAAGATTTCCTTTACCTAGTCTTTGTTGCGTTAAAAAATTAGGAGCTTCATTTTCTATGGCTATTACTTTATACCTGCTTTTTTGAAAAACAGGTAAATTATTATCATGCTCTTTTTTGAGTATTAAAAAAGTTTCATCATCTACTTTATTTCTTTCTGCAGACGGAAATGAAAGCCATACGTTGCCGTCTTCAGCATCATAAAATCTATCCAACGCTAGGTTGTAGTATTCTCTTGACGTTTCTTTTATATAATATTTGTAATGGGTAAAATCAGCAAACCCGGTTAAAGTCTTATATTTAGGCGGGCCGCCCTTTAGTGTTACTCTTATTTTGTTAGCGGAGGCAGATGATGCTTTTTCCACAACTAACGAAGCGCTATTGCTGGTAAACACAGGCGTGTTTCTTCCAAACTCATCCATATAAACTACGCCTACTTGATAAGTGCGCAATGTTTTAATTGAAGGGAAAACAGCATTCCCGTCCATACTAACACTGCCTGCAACGGTAGCATCAACGGATATTGGTTTCGAGAATAACCCCACAGACATATCTGTTTTGTAAGGTATTTTTGTGAAAGGCGAGCTTAAAGTGAAGTTTTGTACATAGTTGCCGTATATTAATCTATTAGCGGTTACTTCCTGCGCTAAAGTTCTACGAGGTACATTGTCATAAGGCCTCAGTAACTGATTGCTTCTTATAACAGAAGTTATTATTTCGGTTTTTATTTCAAAGGTATTGTTTTGCCAAGCTGTGTCAGTTGGTTTAAAGCTATCAACAACATATACATTAGGATTATTAGTTGCTTTATAAAGCACCTCAATCTCGTTTACATCAGGCGGCAACGTGCTAGGCACGAAGTCAGATATTGTTAATTGCCTGGTATTATTAGTCATACCTAAATTATAGCCTTCCTTAGGAGAGTAATTAAATTTACCGGGTAAAAAAGCGGTATTTGAAAAAGAAGAGTAAGCAGATACTTGATTATTATTGTATTTCCATCTAGTAGCAAATCTAGCAAACTTAAATTCAAATAAAGGCTCTTGCTGCTCCAATATTACGTTATAAGTTACAGCGTTAGTATTAGCACCTCCCGTGGTGCTTGGCCCAACACTTAGCACTATAACATCAGCACCTGTTTGGGAGGCTCCCTCAGCAGGCGGTATTATACCACCTATAGAACATCTTATTTCAGCTAATTCAGATCCTGTTTCTACCTCAACATCTGGTGTTAATATAAGAGTATCCCCTTCCCTATAAAAAGGTAATGTTTGTCCTTGATTCCAAGTTAATGTTTTTGCGGTACCCGTGGGAACTGGAATAGCATTATTATTGGAATCCAGAGTCATAAAAGTGGCAGTGGTCTTGGCAGTAATATCAACAGTGTTTCCCGCGTCGTCTTCTCTAGCAACCGAAGACATGGATATTGTAGGAGGGCTTAATGGATGCTTTCTTATTACCGTAATGTCTTGCTCAATAAAAGCCCTGCTGTAAACCTGGGAGTGCGTTAAAAAATCTGGAGTAGATCCTATCCAATCTTTTACGGTTATACTTTTTGGCTCAGTCTGGTTGTCTGTCCATATTAGTATACCTTCTAATATGTTTACCCCAGTTATTAAGTAATCTTTGCTAAAGTTTAGTATACTATTAGCGTCAACTATTAACGGGGCTACAACCTTTGTAACGTCATTATAGTAAGCAATAGCGCTAACTTCATCGCTAGATATAAACCAATATATATTATCTGTATTCCTATCAACAACGGATCCTATGCAGATAGCGTTAGTCAGGTTAGATATATAAGCACTACTCCAGGATGTTCTAACTCCCGTAACGGGGTTATATGTTTTGTACGCTAATTCTAGGTTGCCTTTTATGTTTTGAAAAGTACCAACTTGAGAAGTATCTGAAGATGCTAACTCTAAATTTAAGGCATCTCTATATTCTCCGTTAGGAACAAGTCTTTCGTCAAGATCTTTGTTCATTTTACCCGATGTAAACGTGTGTATTAACTCTGCCATTTAATTTTAGTGTTTAATCCATTTTGATTGATTTCTAAATACTTGAGACATTAAGTCCGCTTTTAATTCAGATAACCTTATCTTAGCATTTCTTCTAGCAGCTGAAGCCATTTTTTTAAATCTAGCAACTATGTACTCCTGCACGTTTGATCTTGTAGACAATATAGAATACGCTATGTGCTTTACTACCGCGTCCATTGCAAACTTATGCACAGTCATATCCTCTAGGGATCCTAGCCCATCGCTTATATATTTTAGTGTAACTATCCTGCCTCTTATATCTGAGCTAAATCGTATCATGCCATTTACTCTGTCAATATAAAAAGTTCCATTTGCTTGAGCATTTTCGGGGTCTATACCATATCTGCCTCCGTAAGCATATAATGCAAGTAAATCAGGATTGTTGGTTAAATCCCAGTTGCCTCCTCCGGGTCCACCTAAAGGAAAATTACTTCTGGCATTCCATCTTGTCAGAGTTTCTGACTGAGCATTCGTAATTAACTCCCCAGGGTTTGTTGCGAAACCCGTTGTGAAAGTGTACTCGCCTGCTGCGTTTTGAGTAGGGGCTTCGGGATTACTACTTAAATCCGTTCTGTATATTATTCTTTCTATACCCGCACCATCTGTCCAAGATAGCTTGGTGTAATTTACATAGTCTTGGGGCAATACCATATAAAGCCCCGGAGGCACTTCAATCTCTATAGATTTGTCTTGAGGCAGCACGTCGAAACTAAATTCTTGTATTGCTCTTTGAGCCCAATAAGCAACATCTGTTCTTCTTACTTTTGGTATAAGTTTATCTTGGCCAACGTGTGAAATCATAAAATTATTTATAATATCAGCTATGCTAACAAATTGATAGTCTCCATAATTTTCATCTCCACTATCCCATACGCCGTCTGGTCCTAAGTAGTATTCTTCCGATGTTTGATTTATCAATGCCATATATTACGCTTTTTCTTGTTGATTATTTTGTGCATTCATTTGACTTGCTATTCCGTAAATACTAAGATCCTTTACCACTAGCCCCGCAAATTCTAGTATTTTTATTACTAATTCTGTTTCTTCAGAAGGATGCAACTCGAAGTTGGTAGATTCATTTGCGTTGTATAGCGCTTCTCCAAATACCATTTGATAGGCCCACGCTACTTGCGAAGGGTTTTTTATATAATTGCACCTTACTCCGGTAACTAAAGGAGCATCTCCATATACTTGGTAACCTGAAGCAGAGGCTACAAATACGGGTCTTGAGTTTGTTGGTTTTGCAAGAGAAGATTGATCAATGTATAAGAATTCATTGTAATTTATTCTTTCTGCTTCAACTTGAGTAGTTGTGGTTACCACAGTATTAGGAACCGGGTATAAAGACTTACTGGTTGTGACATTTCCATATACTATAGTACCTAACCTGTATAAGTTAGCAGGTGTAGACCAATACGTTCCGCCATAAGTCATAGCGGCGTTTGTTTCAAATATATTTATTTTTTCATTAAGGATGTTAAGCATGTCGGAAAACTCCGTGTCATTACCCGGTATTCTTCCAAACTGATTAATATCGTAAAAGTATTGCTCAAATATATCTAGCTGCGCCTGGTTAGCGAACAGATTAAATTCCTGGGGTGTTACGTACCCCCTTTGCTCTTTATTAAGTATTGCTAATACTCTCTGATAAACAGTATCTACGCTTACAGCCATAATTTGTTTTTTATTTTATATAGTTATAGGCCACCTTTCAGCAGCCTATTACTATAAAGGTGACTAATTTAGTCTTTTTTCTATTGCCTTGTATATTTCCATACCTTCGTCTGTTCTAAAGAATGCAGACAAAGCAAAGTAAGGGTGCTCGTCAAATGGCACTGTCATTACTTTTCTACCGGTATTTCCGTATGTAAAGGTTCTTTGATCTTGTGATAAACTTAATATACCCATTTCAACAGCCTTTGCTCCGAAACTTCTTAATTGTGTATTTTCATCTGTAGCTAATTGCAAGAATAAATTCGGATTCTTTTTAGCAAAAATCAATACGTCTCTTTTAATTTCAGAAGATGAAAGCTCTGTTACTGCGGCTCCCATTTCAACGCGTAAGATAGCCTCTGCTTCGTCAACAGATAAACTCTTAGCTAAATTCAATGATTGTAATTCAAATTCAATCCAGTCAACTTCATTGCTTGCTTGCTGTGCTGGTTTGTATTCTTCGTATATGTAAGATTTTAAAGCTGGATGATACAAAGACAAAAGCTTTTGCAATGCAACGTTTTCTTTTGGAACATTAAGTTTGCCATCTCTGAATACGATGCGCCCCATAACTACCTGTCCTTGTTGTTCGTCTACAAAACAAGATCGTTGGTTAGTAGCGTATCTTAATTCTCTTTGGTATCCTAGCTTTTCGTCAAAATACAATAAACTTTTTTTCCCACTATGTGATGTAGGTAATGTGAAAACAAGGGGTTTTGTTCTTGTTAGTTCGTATAAACGATCCTTAACTACCCACTCATCTTTTTTTGGTGCCTCTTTTTTAGGCGTTTCTACTTTAGGTTGTACTATTGTTTCAACCACTTCCTGAGGAGCAACCTCAACTTTTTTTGCTGTAGCTTTTTTAGCCATAATATAATATAATATAAATGTTAATAATCTATGACGATAGCCTGTTACTATTTAATATAACTACCTACTGTCACTAATAAAAGTAATAACTACCCCCGTAGATTCAACGAGGGTAATCATTACAATAAACTTACTAGATTGTATTTTTTAGTAATACAAAATTGTTAGCTGCTTGAGTACATAAAGTTCTTTCCGATAGGAAGTGAACATTCATTGCATCTTCATCACTGGTGTAGTTTCCTCCAACTGATCCAGTTACCCAAGATTTCAAACGTCTGTCATCAGCTTCTGAAGCTCTATAACGGATGTGTAAGAAAGGTCGTGAGATATTCTGTCCTAATTGTTGGTCGTATACAGTAGATGTTCCAGCAGGAACAATTACTCCAGATATATCCGAAATAAGTCCACGAGTTGTAGAATCATTTAAGTATTTCCAGTCAGTTTTGTAGAAATCGTAAGATCCTCTACGGAATCCTGAGAATCCTAAGTTGAGTGCCATTTCTTCTGAATTTTCGAATACACCATAAGATGTTCCTCCAGCTCCATAAGAATTTTGTTGCGCTAGCATATTGTCAATCTCCAAAGAAGTAGAGCGATCTAAGAACATCATGTTCTCTTCGATAGCCCCTTGCTTATCTAGTTCTTGCAATATAGTATCAAACGCTCCAAGTCCTGCTGTAGGAGAAGTTGGCCCGTCAAAGTTAGCATCGTTGAATACTAATCCTCTTGTTTCTAGTGCGTCAAATAAACCTTGCATACCAGTAATAGTTGCTGTAGACGCGTCGGTAATAGTACCTTGAGCATCAGTGGCTTCAACCATAGACATTTCTAAGTAATCCTCAAAACGAATACGAGACTCGTGTTCAGACTTTAGATACCATAAGTATCCTCCAGTTCCAATTTCAGTAGTAACTTCAACCCATCCAATTTGAGCAACATCTGATCCGTTAACGGCATACTTGTCTCTTAAAATGATTGGCTTGTTACTGAAAGTAGTAAAAGAAGCGTCAACTGAATTACCAGCTAAACTAGATCCTTTTCCATACTCAGAACCATATACAAATAAGCTAACACCTGTTTGCGAAAATAGACCAGTTGGTAATTGTCCAGTGGTAGTATCGTATACTACAATGTTATACACTTGGTTACCCGCTACAATAGCACCTAAAGATACTACAAAAGCTTTTGCTGTTATATTGCCTTTAGATATCACAATTGTCATATTAGGTCCTAGTAAAGGAGCTTTTATAATTGGTGGGCCAGCTGCTGCTGCTGGTAATGAAATTGTTTTTTCTGCTGCTGCTCCAGTGATTGCAGTGTCATAAGCAATGTGTAATCTTCCTTGTTCTGACCAAACTACTTGATCCGACGCCATAGGCATCTCAGCTCCGACCATACGTAAAAATCCTGTGATTGTTCTGTTTCCATAACGCTCGATTTCTTTTTCGTATACCTCAGGTAAAAATTGTTGTGTAAAATCCATGTCCGCTAAAGATAGGTAGTTGTCTCCAAACAAACCTTTTATTGGACGTGGTGTTAAATGCGCTAAATTGGCTAATGTAGCCGGCGCGGTTGCAAATCCTGCCATAATTTTTGTTATTTAATGTGTTTAAATGTTTTAATTTTCAATTTTGAATCACTTCCCCCAGAATCAACAGATCTTACTGCCCATCCATTCGATGTTTTAACGTCTTCGTGAACACCCCTAGCGCCCATTTGTACGTTTTTCGAATTAGACATACTTGTTTTCATTGCATCGGCTTTGCCTTGCTCATAAAAATGATTTGCAATAGAATCTGCATTCATAGCTGTAAACAGTCCCTTGTGGTACCCCGCTGCGTCTGACATTTGATTATCTTTATCCAAGAACTTCTTGACAAAATTATTAATGTCGCTTTGGGTTTCCTTAATAGTAGGAGCGTCTTTAACTTTAAAACGGAATTTCTTGTCGCCAACTTGATAATCAAAACCTTTGAAATCATTATTGAAAACACCTTCTGTTTTATTTAAAAACGTTTGTGATTGTTTTTCAGCTAATTGAGTTGCTGCTTCGTTTTCTTTTGTATAGCGATTGAAAAACTCTACCGCTTTCTTTTGTTCAGGCGCTAATCTAGCACCTCCACGAATTTCTTCGTAATATTTATCTTTTAATCCAGTGAGATGATTTCTAGCTTTTGCTAACTCTTCTCTCCTGGCTAATTTTTTTCTTTTTATATCTCGTTCCTCATCTATATCTTCATCATAAAGAAAGTTATCTTCCATTAAGAACTCAATGTCCTCTTGATCCAAATGAGGCTTTGTATCTGCGTAATATTCTTTAAGCAATTGCTCAGGATTAAGCTCTTCGTAATTTTGATTAAGCTTAACGTAATCCTCTAGTGACCCGCTGGTTTCATTCATAAAGTCTACAACCTTTTGAATATTCTCAGGTAATTCAACACCCAAGTCCGCTTTAACTATAGCTTGTTCAACTTGTTCGGTAAGCTCTTCTACTTGCTCTATAACCTCTTCTTCTGTTATTTCTTCTAGGATAGTCTCTTCAACAACTGCTTCCGGAGCAGGCTCTAGGGGTGTCTCCACATTAGGTTGTTCTATAACAGGTTGCTCTGCAGGAGCTTCGGCCTCGGCTGCCGCAAACTTGCCCATATCTAATTTTATTGTGCCGTCGTCACTAACTGACATTGGGCTCGTATCCTCAACCGCAACTTCCGCTGCTGTCTGTTCTACAATTTCTTGATTTTCTTCCATGATAAAATATTATATAATTATTGTTACTATTATTATTATTACCTAGGATCGAACGCACCTAAGCCAAATCCACCGCCCATTACGTCATTTCCTGCAGATTCAAAGTTTTTAGGCGGTAAATCGTTTTTTCTTTGATTAATCATTTCACTTTGTTGCGTTCCTTGTATCCTAGTTCTTTGGTCTTTGCGATCCTCAACTTCTTTTTCTTTGGATTTAGCTCCATCTACTTCCACTCCTTTAAGCTGCATGTTGTATTGGAATTCTAATCCCATTAGCTCTTTTTTAGCGGCTACTTCGGTCGCCATTTCCTGTTGCCTTAATTGCCCTTTAAGCTGCTCTAATTGAGATTTAGTCTGGAATAAGGCTTGGTCTTTCTGTATTTCTGCTTGGGCAGCAACTTGTTGTGCTTGAGCATTTGCTTGAGCCTGAGCCTGTATGTTGGCTTGTTGTTCTGCTTGCAGTCTCTCTTGTCTTTTCTTTTGTTTAACCTTAAGCAATTGATTAGCTAGCTTTATATTCCTAACCTCTCTTATATCTATCGCGTCAGAAAGATCTATACTTCCTTGTTGCAAAGCAACCTGTATGTTGTTTTCTAGTAAAGATTTTTGCTCTTCGTCGGGCATTAGCTCTAAGCTTATACCAAAGTCGTGCATGTATAAGTCCGACATTTCCTCTAAAAGCCCTACGTTAAATCTACCTATTTTGGTTATAAAGGCTTCTTTGGCTGGGTGGTATTCTATTATATCTGATATTCTAAGCGATAAGCATTCGCAAAGTTCTTTTGTTAAATATAACCCAGAGTCAAGTATATGTCTAGTTGCGGTATTTGAATTCGCCGCAGCTAGCTTTTGAACACCTACTAATGCCCTAGAGTCAGGTGTAGAGCCATCTCTTGCCTCGTTTAGTCCAGTTACATCTCTTATCATTTGCAGATAATAGTTATAAGTAGCTATTAAAGTTTGTAGCTTTTGACCACCACTTCCAGTAGGCACTTCTTGTATAGGCACTTTACCAGGATTCATATCTCCGTCCTGCGTAAACGATCTACCTATTATAGAACCCGTTTGAAAAAACATATTCAATGCTTCTTGTGGATTGTAGTTTGTGCCATTACCTAAATCAACCTCGTTTATTCCGTCAGCGTCAAGATAAACACCGTCAGGTATCATTCTTTGTAGTACTTGCTGTAATTTCAGGTGAGTTAACTGTACCATATCAGCAAACCCCGTGCACTTGCTTACTAGTGATTCTATTCTACCCTTATACATTCTAGGAGCCGTAATAGCGTAATTCATTTTAACCTTAGATACATCGCTTTTAGGGCGCATCATGTTTTTTGCCATTTCCCATTTAAGCATAATATCAGTACCTACAATCATTACTCCTTCGTAAAGCACTTCAAGTGATCTTGACATTTTGCCAAATTGCTCCTCAAGCATTTCTACTGGCGGATCAAACTGATCATCTCTTACTATTATCTTAGTTGCCCCTGTTGCGGTTTCTTTAACTTTATAAACCTCATTCATATAGGTTTTATAATTAAAGTACAAAACCTGTATAACGTTTGAGTCTCTATTGTTATTGTATCCGTTCCCTACATTGGTATCAAAAACACCGTAATTTTGTGTTCCTTGTTGTTGAATTCTTTCTAATTGATCCTGCGTTAAATTAGGAAATTGTTTTTTAATTTCGTTTATTGGCACAAATTTAACTTCTCCTGCATAATATATGTCTTGAAAATAAGGGTCTTCTGTGTAAGAATATACTAAATAAGCTGGGTCAACATAATCAATTGTAACTCCTTCTGATTCTGAAAAGTTGTTTTTAACAGCCCCTATGCCTAATGTAGCTAAATCTAAATAAGTTCTTCTTTTTGTTAAATCGTATCTATTTTCATCAAGAAGCGTATTAAGCGCGGTTTCTTCTGCTATCTCTATGCCTTGTTTGTAAGTCAGCTGCATGTGTATGTCAAGCTCTTCCTGGGAGTCCGGCAAACTTTCAGGCGGATTTTCAAAAAGATTAATACCAAAATTTTCTTGAGCAAAGTTGTTTAGCTCTTCTGTTTGCTTGTCTCTTATAATAGACTCCATATAAGCAGTTCTTTTGCTTACGCCATAAGGGTCTTGCGAATAAGTAGTAATATCAAAAGACCTATCAGCAATACCATTCACAACTATATCTACAAACTTTGATAATATGGGAACAGGCTTCCAGTCTAAATTCAAATAAGATAAATCCCCGTTAATAGAAAGCTCATCTTTATATTTTTGAACTGGTTGTTCGCCTCTTGCATACAACCTTAAATTATGAAAAGTGGTTTGATTACTTCTAAAGCGAGTTGATCCCGAGTTACTAGAAAACCATTCGTTTTGAATCGCTCTACCAACTTGTAATCCGTAATCTTGAGAAACTTTTTCCTGATCACTTACTACCTGGCTAGGGAAAAAACTATTTACTGCATTTATCGCCATATTATTTTTTTATTATTTTTGATGCGTTCCCTTCATGGGTATATTTCGCAAATCTTAAATTAACAACTTGCTTCTGCCTAACATTACTAGGCCTATATAGATCTTTATTGCAAGCCATTATGGCAAGCCCAGAGCTAATAGCTGCATCAAACTTTGTCCTGTTATTTATATCAAACTTAGACCAATCGCTTAACGTTTCATTAAAGTACATTGTACCGTATTCTCCTTCGTCACTTAAACCAACGTGCCTGTCTATGTACATTTCAATAGCAGCCGCGTGAGCTTGTTTTATATCTTCACTTGAATTTGGTATTCCGCCAATTTCTTTTTCAGTTACTGATAATTTGTTCCATAGTTTATCTGGTCTATTCATAGAGTAGCCTCTATAACCTCTTCTTTTAAAGTAATATAAAAGCCTCGGCTTGTTATTTTCACACAACAAAGGCATTCCGTAAAACACGCATGCCATAAGCACATCTTCAAAAAACATCTCAGCGGTTTGAGGTCTTGCTACATACTCTAAAAAGAAAGTACTTGGCGGAGCATCCTCCATACTAAACTTGGTTAAACCGTGTAAAGCCCCTTTCGATCCTCTTCCGTCAGTTGTGCCGGATATGTCGTAACTATCACAACCAAAAGCACCCATGTGCTCATTGCCAGGATGTTTAACGCCATTCTTGGTTATTTGCCTGTTTTGTATATTATACGCAGGTGTCCAAGAAATTAAAAATCTCCCCTGAGGATTTGGCGTAAATATTACCTTGGTATCTTTAACCCCGTTTTCCCAATGAAAACTACCTTTAGTTAATACATTGCTGTTCCTTAGATCTTCGTTGTAATCTATTTGCTCGTATATTTTTGCTAAATTAAATATACTATTTTTTGTTTCATCTCTAAAAGCGTGCTCTTCTGTTCTAGGGAATTGTCGGTAAAACTCATTTAGAGCGTCCTGGTCGCCTTTTAATCCGTCAACCTCATTATTCCAGTGCTCTATTACCCCGACGTCTATAACATCTCCGTGTGGGTCCACGGTGCTTTCTGATGGCGTATTAAATACAGCGTGCCCGTATTCATCTATAAAGCCTTCGTAATTCCATTCCATAGGAATAAACAAAGAGTACAATCCAGATCTAGTTTGACCGTTGGCATTTCTTTTAGTTACATCTGAGCTATTATATAGCTTTTTAAAATTCTCTCCTCCTTTATCTAATGCGTTTGATGTTGATCCCATCATGCACTTACCAATAATACGACTACCTAATCTTAATGTTGTTTTCGTAACCCTCCAGTTGTTGAGGATGTTGTTCGGCCTTTCCCATTTACCGCTCTCATCGTGGACGAGGAGTTTAAGTTTCTCCCCATCGTACGCGTTGTCCCCTGTGTTCTTCCAGTCAATGGTGGTA